CTAGCGTCACCAGCCTCATAATCATCGCTAAAAGGGTTTTGGGTGTCATCAACAGGACGACCAAAAAGATAGTTAAAACCAGTCTTAAGGGTATCGCCAGTAAGCTCAGCAAAGCTACCAACACTTTCAACAGCTTCAGCAGCACCTCCTGCAAGGGCAGCACCAGTCTCTGATAAAAAGCTCGGTTGAGGTTCTTGAGCAGCAACAGCGGCAGCCTCAGCAGCAACCTCTTCTTGTTTCTGCTCCTCCAGCATCTGCGAGTAGAGCAGGTTCTGATCAGCAGCTTGGTTAAACTCAGCTGCTCTCGCTTGAGTTTCTTCAGGAGCTAAAGGAGGTGTGTTAAATTCATCTTGCATTATTTACCTCCCACATAGTGTTGAAGGACAGAACGAGTGTATTGCTCCATGTTAGGATAGCCAGGACCGCCGCTAAAGCGGGGATTGTTCCAGTTGTTAAAACCGCCAGGACCACCATACCACATAGCAGCAGCACGGCGAACAGCTTGATTCAAGTCACCACCAGAAGCGTTAACAGCTTGACGGATGTATTCACCCATCACCACTTGTGCCATACGCTCTTGATAATCAGGGTTATTCAAGAAAGCCTCTTGACTGCCAGGATGACCTAAACCATACTGAGGACCCCACACAACAATATTAGACCACAACATCTGGTACTTACCCAGAGCAGGATCACGGTCATTGTCAGTAGCAGGATCACGGTTTGCAGCTTTGTAGTTACCACCAGATTCTTGGAATCCAATAGCTCTAAGCATATTAGAGGTACTGATACCACCAACCTGCTCCACAGTACGCTGTGCAATCCTATAGCTGGGTTTAGTGATCATTGCATTACGCAAAGCTGGGCTAGCTTTCAAAGCTTGTTCCAGATAATCTGCTTCTTTAGGAAGGGGGATTTCTTTTAAAGGCGGCTGCTGTAGACGACGTTGAGCATTCATAATCTCATGCGCCGTATGCTTCTTGTCTAGAGCAGCCAATTTATAAAAGACGCCGGAAGGGCGGCCATTGCTGTTAAGTTCAAGGTCAACAGGCTTAAAGTTGAAAGAACGGGTAGTAATAACATTAGGTTGAGTCTTAATAAGGGTTTCTGCTTGATCAATAATATTGTCCTGACGAAGTAACGCAGTGTTTGCTGCAGGACCTTTCATATGGTTGGTAAACCCAACATTAGTAGTGTAATGGTAATCAGATCCTTTTTGATTCTTAGTACCTTGAATAAGTTCAGTGATCTGGTTAGCAGCCAGCATGATGGCTTGACCTTCAGAAAGGTTCGGGTCAGCATCTTGAAGCTGTCTGGCTGCCAGCATCATATCCTTTTCAGCTTTACTACGAATACGAAGGTAATCATCAGTAGCGTTTTTAGTACCGTCGATGTCACCTCTAACCTCGTCCAACGCAGCTTTAATTAAGGCTTTACCGTCTTTAATCTGTTGTTTACTATCAGACCCAAACAGGTTTTCAACGATCTTGTTTTGATATTTTTCCCTTACATCAGGGTGGAGTTTGTCAGCAATTTCACGAGGAATTTCACCAGTAGGGCTTGACACCAAATAACGCCTAACAAAATCTTCTGACTCTGATTTACCTTTGTAAGGCGCTTCCCAAGACACAAGTTTATCGTAAAGTTTCCTCTTACCTGCTCCCAAAAGTTCCCGCAAAGCTACAGCTTTTTGATCAGAGCTAGGAGGGTTCTCAAGCCAATCATTAGTGATGGCTTCATACTCTTTTTCAGCATCTTGGGCTTCACGAGCTTCCCGTGCTTGGTAGTCTGCGTTTTCAGCCTTAATGATAAAAGCTTCCATCTGAATTTCACCAAACCCTTTAGAAGCAAACAGCTCCGACATGGTTCCTGATTTGTTAGGACCTTTACCAGCGGGGTGACCAGTCACTGTATAGTTAGACAGTACAGGAATTAGTTCTCGTGCGCGTTCAGGATCGCTTAGAGCAAGTGTTTCCCATGAAGTCCTCAGGGTTTCAACTGTAGCTAAGTTGCCACCACCTTTTGTTTTAAGGTTATCATAAAGGCGAGGAGCAACAGCACGGAAAGTGTCCATAGCTTTTACAACAACAGTAGGGTCACCAGTACGGTAAGCTAAAAACAAAGCATTTTTAGCGCCTTCTAGTTCCTCAGTGTTACGTTTTTGTAGATACTGTTGGGTAAACTGTTGTTGCTCAAAATTAATCTGCTTATCAATTTCAGGAATAAACTTAGTAGCAAGAACTTTAGCACTTAAACCGGCAGAGTTATTAGCTTTAAGCCATTCAGATTTGATGTATTTAGCAGCCAAGCTACGTTCTTCGGGTGTAAGATTAGGATCGTTAATTTTAAACGAACCGTCAGGACCCTGTAACTCTGTAGTGTTTTCAGATAGTTCAGTAAGTAGGTGAGGACCAAAACCTTGCACAGCTTCTGTCATAGCAGACAGGTGCCATTGCTGTTGGTAAAATCCCGAACGCTTACGAACGGCATCCTCAACTAAAGCATTAGGAGCTTTTTCGGCAAGCTTACTTAAAGTAGTATGAACCTCTGCACTGTTGTTCAGAGCTTGATCTACTTGAGCTTTGTCTTGCTGTAAAGCTTCAGCAGGTTGATTAAGATAATCTTCCATCGCCTTTGCACGCTCACTTTCAGCGTACAACTCGATACCTGTTTGAATGCTTTCTTTAATTGTTGGGCTAAGATCCGCAAGAACACCTAACTCGTAACGAGCATTAGAGTCTTGTATATCACTAACCCTGCGCATTTCTTCAATTTGCTGAGAGGCTTGCCTCTCCATTCCACGGATACGCTGTTGTCCCTGCCGTTCAATTTGCTCCGCTTCCTGACGCATACGCCTGGACGGGTCAATGACGGCACGTTGACGGAATCCGACAGACTGTGCACTACCTTGATATGGCATGATTTTTTAATTGTTTAATTACCAGGACCTGTTTCTAGTCTATCACCAAGCGCCAAGCCTGCCTTAGCACCTTCAAGCACTGATCCACCAATAGCACCAAACAGAGCAAGCTTGGAAGGACCGCTAGCAAGTATAGGTTTAACAGGAAGAAACTCAGCAGTAGGTGCAAGTGGGTTAGCGGGTAGGTTGTTGTAAGCGTCTACATTAGCACTATGCTGATCAAGCAGAATACCATATTGTGCAGAGTCTGATGCCAAGCTAGCATCATAAAGGGTTTCTTGAATTTGAGCCATTTCAAATCCAAGCTGACGATCTGCCTCCATCGCTTGAAGTAAGAAGGATTGACCAGACGTGCCCGTAGACAATACCTGACCTTGTGCTTTAACAGCAGCTGCTACAGCAGTTTGCTGATCAAACAGTGCTTTTTTATTTTGTTCGTTTAGTTTACGTTGTTCTGCCACAGAAGCGCGGCTAGCTTCGGCTTGGTTAGCTTGTAACTGTCTGTAGTATGCATTTTTAGCAGCGTTAGCAGAGTTCAGTTGAGCTTTATACACTCGACCTTTTTCTTGATCTGTAGCTGCCGCAATCTGCAACTGTCGCTGGTAGTTTTGCTGAGCAATAGCATTAGAACGAGCTACAGAAGCTGCTTGCTGTTGGTGTTGTCCAACGGCTTGCATAGTTCCAAAACCAGCTGTTGCTAAACCGAAGCCGATACCAGCTGTGATGGGATCGCACATAATTTCATAAATTCAATAAGAGGAACACCATTGATAACATAATACCTAAGAAACTTAAACTTGAGAAGTTTGAGAAGTTTAATGTGACTTTCGTTTCTCATGTCAGCATGATTCCAAAGGTATTCATTTGGGAGACGTTGTACCCAGCGCCTCGCTTCTCTAACAAATGTGTGTGGATATTCTTCACTAGCTTGTGTGCATAGCATCCAGATACGATTATCAGGAGTCACGCCTGCCACACCGGCAGCCTTGCCGTTGGGCACCGTGAAGAATACTGAGTAAGCAGAACGATAATAAGACTCCAGGACCGCTGCTGGAGCAGTCAGTCCCGTTGTCTCTTCTACTTCACGTTTGTCTTCCCAACGCAGGTTAATACCTACTTGTAAAGCTAGTTCAGGGGTGCATGGTTGGATGTACTTACTTTCGTACATGTCGTTTGCTGTTGTATCGCCCATCCCAGCTTGCTGAGACGACGGTTGCGGTAAACGGGTCAGGGATTTTAATGGTAAGAGTATACTTGTTATTCTTCCTATGGACAGGAACCATCACAGACTTGTACAGTTTGGATGGGATAGAGTTAAAGTCTTCGCTGTCAACAGACATGCCAGACTCATACTGAATGTAGTCATCCATCTGTGGGGATGACAGGTGGAACTCCATAGGACCAGAAACACCCAGTTCAAAGTTCAAACGATCAATCCGTAGATCACCGTTGACATCATACTGACCAGGGCTAACAGAGAAGTAATAATTAGGCAGCTGAACTTCAGTAATGTACTTGTATCCAACAGCAATGTTCATGCTGGAAAGATCAATATTATTGAAGTAAGCATTACCACCAGAAACACTGTCAGGGCTTCTCACATATCCAGCGTCTGTACCTGACAAAACAACAATGGCAAAATCATCACCACTGTTCTGGATTTGATAAGGGACATTAACTGTGGAGATTTCAGTGTTAGAATCGTAGGTAGCAGTGACTTGGTACATGTTATCAAGAGCTGCTTCAAACTTCCTGCTTGTCGTCAAGATGTCATTAGCAGGAGGATTTCCCACAGTATAGCTGCGGTTAGCAACGGTGTCAACCAGCAACTCATGCCTAGACAGGATGTACTGGCTGCCCTGCAAGGTGACAGTGAAGAAGTTACCACCAGTATACAGGTTATGGGCTACAGTACCAGCAAGAGTCCAGCTATACCAAGCTGATTGCTCTCGTTGTGTACCGCTGTCATAGTACTTGTACTGGTACAGGATGTTCTCCCCTGTCTTAGCGTAGCTTACCAGACCAAGCTGTGCAGAGTTAGCCACCTTGTCAATGTCTTTCGGAATGAACTCAGGAATAACCCGAGTCTGCTCAACCACTTTAGGAGGAACAGTCTCGTCCTGAATGATCATCTCAAAAGCTCTGGTGTGAGCTGCACTGCCTGTAGTGAACATGATCGATGTACCCAGGTCAACAGGCTCAACAGTAGGGCTACACTCATAAGAGGATAGCTTCTTAAGCTGAGCAGTGGCTGGGGCAAACCTATCAGAATCAGTAAACAGCATGAACTGAGCTGACTCACTAAACAAGATCACACCCTTCTGGAGGGGGATCACATGGTTTAGAATAGCAGGTTTGATGTCAGATGCAGCAATGTCGATAGGGTCTGCATCGCTGACAGTGATAGCAGAACTAATAAAGAAATTAAAATAATCAGCAGGCTGACTAAGAATGACGTTCTCACCACTGATAAAACCTAGACGGTTGCGATAGAAGAAGATGTCTTTAATACCTTGACCAACAAAGGTAGGATCAGGATTGGTTTCCAAGTCTCCCACTTGACGATCAACCCAGGTGTTTCCAAGGGGATCGCTGGTGTCAAGACGCCTAAAACTGAACGTACCATTCCTGTTGTTGACCAATGCATGAGGCATTGTATCATAGTCAAGACCAGCAGTAATACCAGGAGCCACAGTTTCTTCCCAAGAACCTGTACCCTTGGTACCATTGTCAGCTACAAACTTGACGTAATAGTCATCAGCTTCAGATTCTTCTGTGTTAGAAACTTTAGCAATGTATCCGTCTTGACAGCTAGGTGGAAGCTTGGCTACATTTGGTACAGAGTCTTGGATAACAACAATAGAATCATTTACTGTACCACCTCTAGCCTCAATAGTAAAGGAAGAGCCAGAACTAATAAACAAACCATTACCAATAATCTCTACGGTAACACCGCCATAAACAGACGTGATGCTGTCCTTCAGACCACCAAGAATACTGTTAATGCTAAGAGTGCCTTCATCAGGACTCTTAGGAGATTGGTAAAATCCTACACCAGAATCAGCATAGGTTTCATAAGCCTGAACATCAGTAACAGTTACTGTGTAATTAACACCAGAAACATTAACTGCAAATGTAGTGTTAAGAGGGGCGTTAAATCCTGTTTCTTGTAAAACTACTTCTGCATAATACTGAGTATAGTAGCGATAGTAATAATGGTTAGGATCAACACTATGAGCGTAGTTCATAGCGTTAACAGTTACTACACCTTTAACTCCAGATGTAGCATCAAAAAACTCTTTTTTACCTATATATTTGTGAGCACTATCAACGCCTGTATTGTTAACTGTATCTTTCCAGTTACCACCATTAATGTCGCTAACAAAAAGTCCTTGCCCACTATTAACAACAACTTTTAATGATTTGGCTCTGTACTTAGTAGTGGGAGTAAGGTTAGAACCATTGATAGCAACAACATACTCAGCATTGTAAGCTACAGTCTGTACTGTAACAAATGCGTAGTTGTCTTGGAAAGACGTAGTAACACGCGCTGTGCCTACAGTCTTTTGAGGATTAGTGATCAGAGTATAATCCCCAATAGTCTGGAGACCATAGGGTTGTGTAGCACCACTAAGATAGCTGTAACTACCAGAAGCTACACTGACAGTTTGCTCAGCTCCTGTGAACAGGTTCCAAACTCTGATACCACTACTTGTAATTTGTCCAATAAATTTTTCGTCAGAATCTCTAACGATCTCAAACCATTGACCACCACTCGTCGCGTTAGCAAGAGCACCAACGAACTCACCAGGAGCACGCTTAGACAGGCCAAAGGTTACATCAGGATATGCATTGTTACACGTCCTAACTTGACCAGGGAACTTAATAAAGTCTGGCTGTTGTGAGACGCCTCCAAGAAAATTGGGAATACGTTGGTTAATAGATGCCATCGTTAACGACTAAGAGCTTGGAATGGTTTATAGCTGGTGTAAGGATTCCTCAGATCACTGGAGTTAAAGATGTTATAGTCAGCTTGCTTGGTGTCATACTCAAGAGCAAGAGCACGGAGCAGAGCCTCATCAGCAGCAAGCAGCTTAGATGCATTCTCATCACTCACCATACGAGTGCTAGCGATTCTAGCAGCACGTGCTGAGATGTAATCACGGAAGGACTGAGGAATATCAGGAAACTCAAAGAACCAAACTACATCACAATACAAAGTATCAATGGTTGTGAATTTGTAAGAGTGAGAGTAACGGTCATACAGTTTACCATTACGCTGAATCACATCATAGTTATCAGCATGTTTGTAACGGTTAACATCTAGTTGGAGAACAGTGGGAGGGATTAGAATCTCATCATTTGAGTCTACCACAAAAGGAAACTCATATTCAGTATTGTAAACCCAGCCCTCAGACTGAACTTCACGACAAATCTGCCGGAGAGTATTCTGAGCAATAGCAACTTCAGGGCTTTGGGTATCTAGTGTATTGACAGGAGACTCGCCTACACTCATGAGAATGTAGTTAACAGCATCCAGTTCGGTGGACGTTGCGTAGGAAGGACTTGCCATGATAATAAAAAAGGGAGCCCGAAGGCTCCCCAGTATACAACAAAAAAGTTAAATCAGAAAGCAGCGTCAGCGGAAGCACCAGCGAACAGCTCAACGCAAGCAGCAGGGTTCAGGTAATCAGTACCCATAGCCAGACGGCCCAGGATCACGTCACCCTGATAGATCACGGAGACGTCACCGCTGGTGACTTGCACTTGAGGTCCAATGGTTTCAACCACACCAGCAGCTTCGCGCTGGAAGATCAGACCGCAGGAAGCATCGAAGGAAGTAGCAGAACCGTAGGCGTTGTTCTCGCCAGTGACGGTAGCTTCGATGTCAGTGCCCACGAAGGAGCCTGCATTGTCGATGGTCGAGTTGGTACCATACTTACCCAGGAAGGGCAGGTTCATGGACTTATAAATCTTGATACCAGCAATCGACATGATGCCTTGACCGGACTGCAGGCCAGTGCCTTGCTCATCACGGTTGATCAGAGCGTTGGAAGCAACGTTCTCGACCAGGCTGTAGTATTGACGGGGGCTAAGGACAGCGACACGACCGTCTTGAGACACACCCTTCTCATCCAAGACAGCAGCAGCTTCAAAGAAAGCAGCCACGATCTTGGTGGAGTCGAGAGCGTCAGCAGCCAGTGCGCCAACTTCAACCTGAGTACCACCGGGCTCAACCTTACCAGTTGCAGACACGGGGTGAGCAGCACGAGCACCACGTGCAATAGCACGGAAGATGCGACGGTCATAGTGCTCAGCAAGAGCATAACCGATCTTACGGCTGATCTCACCACGCAGCTCATAGTGAGCCAGGGTCTCATCGAGATCATAGACGAATGCGCTGGAGACCAGCAGGTCATCCACCACAATGGTCTTCTCAGCCACCGGGGGATCACCGGAGCCAAGGATGGGGGTACCAGGAGTATGGAACCCAGCGTCCATACGACCAGTGTAGATGAACTGGAGAGACTTACCGGACTTGAGGGTCCGCTTCATCACCAGATCACGAGCGATGGTGTTGTGCTGGAAGCCCTTAAACATCTCACCAGAGAAGAGCTTCAAATAAAGGGCGTACTTATCATTCGCCCCATCATAGCCAGTGCCGGTGCTAAGATTAGCACGGCCTAGCGCAGTTTGAGTAGCGTTAGCCATTGTTAATTAAAAAAGAGATAGTTAGCAAATCAGGTTAGCTCTATACTATCTAGAATATTCAGAGCTTTGTAGGCTCGCCTGTTTCCAAAGAAAGGAAGCATCGCTGTCAGACATTTGGTTACGTCTTGTTTATTACCAACTCTCCAACGCCAAGTAGGCTTGACGTTAGGGCGTTCACGGTAAGTCACATATCCGCAATCCATAATGTCACGAAACTTTTGGATGACATCTTTATCAGTCATCTCAATTTCTAGTTGACGGCGTACTGTACCTTCACCTTCGTAAAGACCAGCAGCCCACGCAATTTGAATAGGATCCATAAAATGTTTTGAGAACTTAAGGGCGTCTCAATGCCACAGCTGCGGCAGAGGGTGTCCTCCGTGGAGGGCCAATGCCAAGAGGAGCCAGGTCCGACTCTGAGGTGCCTGACTCCCGTGCTACTATTAGAACTTAGTAGCGTGAGAAATGTAAACTACGCCGCGATACTTCAGCTTGGCTTCTTTAGCAGCAGCCTTTTGCTCCCGTACACGGGCATCCAGTTCGACTTTAGTCATTGTTCTAGATTGAAGTACCTGATCCCCGTTCCATGATCAGGCGACATGCGTCCCATTAAGGGATGAACGTACGCAGCTTAGTTACATCTGGTTCTTTAATTTTACTTAGCGTATTTACGTCCGGGACGCTTGGCAGTTTTGGCAGACTGTTTAAAATCAGTAGAACTGGGAGCACCTGGACTACCAGGCTTACGCATACGCTCACCACTACCTGCTGCAATACGCTTCCTTTTGGCATGGATATTCGCATAAAGACCAGGCTTAGCCATAACGCTTTTTAGATTTCTTTTTAGCAAGAGGGAGTTGAGGACCAGTCCTCTTCATGAAGACTTCTTTTTCATTAGGGTTGGTTGTACCTTTACCCTTTTCATAAATCTTCTTACCCTTCATAGCATCCTTATGCCCTTTCGGATTAATCTCATAGGATGCAGCAATAGTCAAATCCTTTCGGGATTTCTTTTTACTTTTCATTTACCAGATACCTGGAATGATTTGTCCAGTCAGTGCATAAGAACCCAAAGCAGCCACAATCCCAAGCATAGCAAGGCGACCGTTGAGCTGTTCAGCTCGTTCATTGTGGGGGACAGAGTAGTTGTGATCAGGGTACATCATTAACCAATAGTAGGAGCAGTCAGGGCAACTGGAGTAGCTTCAACAGAAGCCAGATCAAGTGGGAAGTTATGTGCATTACGTTCATGCATTACTTCAAAACCAAGGTTAGCTTGGTTCAAAATGTCAGCCCAAGACCGGACGACGCGACCTTGTGAATCAAGTAGAGACTGATTAAAGTTGAAGCCATTGAGGTTAAACGCCATGGTAGATACACCAAGTGCCGCAAACCAAATACCAACAACAGGCCAAGCAGCAAGGAAGAAGTGTAAGCTCCTAGAATTGTTGAAAGACGCATATTGGAAGATGAGTCGTCCGAAGTAACCATGTGCTGCTACGATGTTGTACGTTTCTTCTTCTTGTCCAAACTTGTAACCATAGTTCTGAGAAATATCCTCAGTCGTTTCACGAACAAGCGACGACGTGACCAGAGAACCATGCATGGCAGAGAAAAGACTCCCACCAAAAACGCCGGCCACACCCAGCATGTGAAAAGGATGCATAAGAATATTGTGCTCAGCTTGGAAAACGAGCATGTAGTTGAAGGTGCCGGATATCCCCAAGGGCATAGCATCTGAAAAAGA